GTTATGACACTTCGTACTATTACAGGTCGTATGGCACATAACTCACCAAACATGGCACAAGTTCCGGCCACATATTCACCATATGGAAAAGAATGTAGAAGTCTTTGGACTGTATCAGATACTACAAAGTATAAATTAGTAGGCACTGATGCTAGCGGTCTGGAGTTGCATTGTCTTGCACATTATCTTAACGATACAAATTATACAGATGAGATATTGAATGGAGATATACATACAAAGAATATGGAGTTGGCCGGTATAAAAGATAGAGACCAAGCAAAAACATTTATCTATGCTTTTCTTTATGGTGCTGGTGCAGAAAAAATAGGTAAGATAGTAGGAGCTGGAAAGCAACAAGGTAATGTTTTAATTAATAGGTTCTTGTCTAACTTACCTTCATTAAAAAGACTACGAAGTCAGGTAGAAAGTGCTGGCTATAAAGGAAGAATAAAAGCTATTGATGGTAGATATTTAAAAGTTCGTAGTCCACATTCAGCATTGAATACTTTATTACAAGGAGCTGGTGCTATTATTTGTAAGCATTGGTTACTACGTATTATTCACAGAGTATATAATAAAAAGTTAGATGTAAAACTTGTGGCCTCTGTGCATGATGAATACCAGTTTGAAGTGGCTAACAAAGATGTGGGAGAGTTTTGTAGTATTACAAAGATAGCTATAAAAGAAACGGAGAACTTATTAAAACTAAGATGTCCTTTAGATAACGATTACAAGGTAGGTACAACATGGGCAGAAACTCATTAGAGCCAAAGACAGAAGACAGAAAGAAGTTTGACTTAGATTTACAGTATGGCCAAGTAAGAGAAAAAATTGTGGCTGATATGCTACAAGATAAAAAGATAGAAGTAAAATCTGAAAGAGGTATGTGGTTACAGACAGGTAACATAGCAATAGAGTATGAGTGTTATCGTAAACCTAGTGGTATCAATGCTACTAATTCAGATTATTGGTTTCATAATTTATGTGTGGGAGATGAAGTGTTTGCTACATTAGTATTTGAAACTAAGATGTTAAAGAAAATTATTAATGCATCTATTAATGAGAATCAAGTTAGGAGTGTATCTGGTGGAGACCATAACGCATCTAAAATGTATCTAATAAATATACAGAATATTTTTTCTCAAACTATAATTAAAAAAAGTGTTGACAGTAAATAATTTTTAATGTAAAATATAATTTTATAACCAAAAAAGGAGAACACCAATGAGTGTCATAAGTGGAACTGCTTACTGGGCGAGCATACAAAGCCCTAACACAAAGTTTGAACCTAATTGGCAAATAGATGTAGGTAATCTAGATGCTGCTAATAAAGCTATTGCAGAAAGTGATGGTCTTAATGTAAAGACTGATGAGACCAAAGGCGATTATGTTACTATCAAAAGAAAAGTTAAAAGAAAAGATGGTAATGATAATAACCCTCCTGTTGTAGTTGATGCACAGAAAAGACCAATGCTTGATTTAGTTGGTAATGGTTCTAAGGTTAACGTACTTTACACAACGTATGAGTGGAAGTATGCTGGTAAGGAAGGAGTATCTGCAGACCTTAAAAAAGTTCAGGTTGTAGATTTAGTTCCTTACGAAGAAAGAGAAGACTTTGATGTCGTCTCTGATGGTTACACATCTGGTGAAACAGGTGGTGAAAAAATTCCTTTTGCCTCTTAATAAGGAATAGTGGGAGACTGTGTCGATTGGCAGTCTCTCACGACACATTATGAAAAAAATAGAAACATTAGTAGATGATATCTATAATCTTTTTAGTAATAAGAATAAAGAACTAACTGAAAAAGAAGTAGATAAATGTATAGATACGTTTGCTAAAACTGTTAAGATACATGTAAAAGATTTCTTAAAACAAATGCCAGAGGATAAACCTAGGTTAAGATTATCAACAATAGGTAGACCTGATAGACAGTTGTGGTATGATTTTAAAAAGCCACACAATAAACCTTTAGCACCAAGCACTAGAATTAAGTTTCTCTATGGTTATATTTTAGAGGAGTTATTAATTATGTTGGCCTCTATAGCTGGACATAAAGTAACACAACAACAAAAGCAAGTTCAAGTAGAAGGAGTCAAAGGACATCAAGATTGTTTTATTGATGGAGTTTTAGTAGATTGTAAGAGTGCATCTGGCAGAGGATATAATAAATTTAAATATAATAACTTATCTAGTGATGACCCTTTTGGTTACATACCACAAATATCTGCGTATGCTGAAGGCAATGGTGTAGAAGAGGCCGGCTTTCTAGTTATTAATAAATCAACAGGAGAGATATGTTATACCAAAGTACATTCGTTGGAGATGATAAATGCAAGAGATAGAATACAAAGGATTAAGAAAGTTGTTAAATCAAATGTACCACCAGCTAAATGTTATCAAGCAATTCCTGATGGAAAGTCTGGTAACTTTAGGCTCGACACTGGTTGTGTGTATTGCAATTATAAGCATGATTGTTGGAGTGATGCTAATGATGGTAAAGGACTTCGTACTTTTAAGTATTCGACTGGGCAAAGATATCTCACACATATTGAGAAAGAACCGAATGTAGAGGAAGTTAAATGAACAAGGAGGCCTTTGTTTATCTTTGGTATGATTCAAGAAGTAAAATGTTTTATTTAGGTAAACATAAAGGAACACCTGATGATGGGTATACTCATTCATCTTGTAGATGGGAGCAGTTTAGTAGTAATTCTGTGCCAAAAGGAGTAAGAAGAAGAGTTCTTACATATGGTTCAAATAAAGATATGTATAAGTTGGAGAATGAGCTTTTAAGAAATAGAAAAGAAAAATGTTGGGATAGATATTATAATGAATCTATTAATGGAGAACTTTATATAGAGTGGACTGAAGAAAGAAAGCAAGAACAAAGTGAAATAGCAAAAAGACATATGAGTGTAGAATATATAGGAAGAACAGGACACTGTCGTTATATAGGAGAATGTTTAATTATTTTTCAAACAGATGAAAAGAAAATAAAAATTTTAGATGGAAAAGAAGTAGTTTGTTACAAGACTTTAAAGGTAGATAATTTAACTTATTTTTGTAGAGAAAATAATTATAATGTTGGAAGGGTGCATGCTTTAATAATTGGTTATATTTCATATAAAGCTAAACAAAAAGCAGTTTTATTATCAGGCGAAACTAGAATTTATAAAAAAAGAAGAAGTGTATACAAAGCAAAAATACATAAAGATATTGTAAAAGTAATTTTATTAGATGAAGAAAAAAATAAAGAAGCTCAAATAAGAATTAAAAAAATGGAAGAAATATATAAAGAAGAAACAAAAAGTTATAATAATATTTCTGAAGAAGAAAAAGAAAGAAAAAAATTAAATGCGAGTAAAGGTCAAAAACTTCTTTGGTTAAAATTATCAAAAGAAAAAAAACAAAAAAGAATAAATGCTATACGTAAAACTGCTAAAAAAAACTGCAAGCCTATTCTATGCACATTATCTGAACCAACTGGAAATCCTAGAGCATCAAATACTAAGTTTATAGAGACTGGAAAAAAAATAAAATTTAAATCAGTACAAGATGCAAAAAAATTTGGTTATAATATAGGCACTATAAGTGCAGTTGGTTTAGGTAAGAGAAGAAGTGTTGGTGGAGATTTAGGTATTATTACAAAAGTAGAATATTTATAAAGTGAAAGACGAACCTGATATAATACAGATAGAAAATATTTTTTATTCAGAACCTATCAGCTCTGAAAGAAGATTATTTTTGTCTGTAATACTTCAGGCATTATTAGATGTATCTAAAAAAGTTGTAACACCACAAGATAAAGTAAATAAATCTAGAGCAGAGTCTTGGTTTTTTACAGACGTTGGTGTGACATGTGAAAACTTTAAATCTGTTTGTCAAATGGCCGGAGTAAACCCAAGTAAAGCTAGGTCATTTGCATATCAAGTTATGCATTCTAATGATAAGAATTTTTTAAGAAAGAAAATAAGAAATGTTTTAAGAGGCGAAGATGACAACAAAAAAAAATTTGACATATGAACAGAATTTTGATAAACTATATCAAGATATGATAAATTACGAGGAGCAAGCAAACATGGGCATGATGGATGACGCAATAAAAGAAACAGTAAAGAGAGAAGGTTTTAAAAAAACAGATTTAAAAAAGAAAGCAATACAAGCTACATTAAAACAAGTAGGTGGTAGTCATTACAAAGATTGTAAGATACAACCTGTGGAATATATTGTAGGTAATGATTTAACTTTTCTTGAAGGTAATATAATTAAATATGTTACAAGACATAGAAGAAAAGGTGAAGGCAAAAAAGATATTGAGAAAGTAATACACTATGCAGAAATGATTTTAGAAATGGAGTATAAGGATGAATAACTATTTACCAACCGAATATCAAAGTTTTATACATCTATCTAGATATTCTAGATGGTTGCCTGGTGAAGGCAGAAGAGAGACATGGATTGAAACAGTATCTAGGTTAAGTAATTTTATGCAGATACATTTAAAGAAAAATTTAGGTGTAGAAGTAGACAGTGAGACATGGAGAAAGATAGAAGATTATATTATTGGTCTTTCTGTTATGCCTTCTATGAGAGCATTGATGACTGCCGGCACAGCATTAGAGAGAGAAAACATTGCCGGTTATAACTGTTCTTATATTCCTATTGATAATCCAAAAGCATTTGATGAAATACTTTATATATTAATGAATGGCACAGGTGTAGGTTTTTCTGTTGAAAGACAGTACGTAGAGAAGTTGCCTACTATTCCAGATAGAGAGTTTGAGAAGACAGATGATGTTGTTTCTGTTGCCGACTCAAAAGAAGGTTGGGCCAGAGGATTTAAAGATTTAATATCTTATCTTTATACTTGTAGAATACCGAAGATAAATGTTAGCAAAGTAAGACCAGCAGGAGAAAGATTAAAAACATTTGGTGGTAGAGCAAGTGGCCCACAGCCTTTAGTTAATCTTTTTGATTTTGTTATTGAGAAGTTTAAAGGTGCTAGAGGTAGAAAATTAAATACTATGGAGTGTCACGATATTGCGTGCAAGACTGGTGAAGTAGTGGTTGTAGGTGGTGTACGTAGGTCAGCTCTAATATCTTTGAGTAATCTCTCGGACCAAAGATTAAGAGTTGCCAAATCTGGTGCATGGTGGGACACAAACCCTGAAAGAGCACTGGCAAATAACTCTGTTGTTTATACTGAAAAACCGGATGCAGGTATTTTTATGAAGGAGTGGTTGGCCTTATATGAAAGTAAGTCTGGTGAAAGAGGTATATTCAACAGAGTTTCAGCACAAGAAAAAGCTCGAGAGTATGGTAGACGTAATGGTGATTATGCTTTTGGTACTAATCCTTGCAGTGAAATTATATTAAGACCTAATCAGTTTTGTAATCTTACAGAGGTAGTAGTAAGACCTATGGATACTGAAGCAAGTCTACATGATAAGATAGAAGTAGCTACTATACTTGGAACAATACAAGCTACACTTACAGACTTTGGTTACCTAAGAAAAAGATGG